TTCCACTAAAGGCTAAATTATAAGTATTACTTTCACTTGGCGTTTTTCCATTATATTTAATATTTGCAGTTGTTGTTCCTACAAATAACCAAAAGGCTGTTAATCGGGTGTAAAAATCAAAACTTGTATTATTTGCACCTTGCCCTTTAAAGTCTTTATAAAGGTTATTTATTGCAGTTATTTGCGTTTCATTAGTAATACCCGAAAGTGCTATAAACGCTGCTGCATCGGCATCTAATCCGCCATATCTTGTTGCATCAACTGCTATTTTAATTCCTATACTCATTTTATCCGTTACTTATTTTTAAATTATGTGAACCATCTCGATATACTCTGCCATTAATATGAGGGTCTGATGTTGGTATTCCATCAAAACTTAAATTACCATCAAACATAGCCAATCCATTAACTCGCAAAGTATCTAATACTGGTTTATTGAATGGTACAAATATAAGACTACCTGCAGGAATATCTTCTGTAAAAGTTTGTGAAATAATTGGGATTTCAGTATCACTTACTGCTATATCTGCGCTTAATTCGCATTCTACTATATCGCCTGCATAACTTGGTATTAGTATAATCTTATCGCCATCCTTTAAATCTCTTAATACAGTTGCTTTTATTGCTGTTTCAGTTCCAGTTAATGTTTCTGTAATTCCTGCTACTATTCTTTCAGCATCATAGTAGTTTCCTCTTCTTTGCTGGTTTCTTATACCTTGATTTAAACTTGCAAATCCAGCAGTAGTATTACCACCTTCTTCTATCTCTACCCCACCATGAGTATCTATTGTAGATATGTTTTTGTATATCTTAAACCATTCACCGCTCCACTCCATTGATTCTAAATTCAATTCGCCACCATTTAAGATATAATAATCACTTTGATACAAATATCTATCGTAAGGATGTCCATTTGTAATTAAATTACCTTGATAACGTGGATTAGGGTAGTATTGAGGTGCTATTGTTTCAATTAATAGTAATTCGTTTATATCATAAGCAGTACCACCGCCATCAGTCTTCCAACTTGCTGTACTTATTAATGGAGCAAATTTACTTCCAGTATATAATGAACCATTTGCCCCTTTGTTGTTGTCTCCTATGAAACTTTCAGGCAATTCAATATCTTCACTATTTATTAATCCGCTTATACTATCTACTTCGTAACTTATAGAATTAGCATCTATATTGCTGTTAAAAAATTTAAAAATTGATGTATTTGGTATTGACGCAAAATGCCATATACCTGCATTTGTTTCTTCCCAAATATAAGTATTTTGAGTCATTGTAAAAACACTCCAACCATCATCAAAATACATATCAGTTGCTAATATTTCAGCATTTATATGAGTTCCACTTGGTAATGTTGGTGTAATTATATTTACAGAAAAAATAGAATTAAATGATATTACTGGAATGGTTAAAACATATCTATTACTATTATTTGTTGACCAAGTTAAAACATTGGTTGAAGTGTTTAAATTCAAATAATAATTACCTACTTGTACTTTTATTTTGACTGTAAAATAATGACCAGACATTCCAACACCAGTAGAACCAATTTTCTTTAAATTAAAATCACCTAAAATTTGCATTTGTTTTCCACCAATAATATCTCCTACATAAGATGGGTTGAGTGTATTATCAAATACATTTGAACTTGCATAAACTAAGTTTACATTATTTGTATTAAAATTTCTTCTTGCTGATTTAATCGCAGGAAAATACTGCCAACAATTTTGACCACTTGATGCCCATTCGCTTGTTTGATTGATGTTAGAATCCCATGCTACTAAAGTTTGTGCTTCAAATGTACCATTCGCTAAATATGTGCGCTCTTTCCATGAGGCATTAATGTAATTATTTCTTGATATAATTCTAAAATATGGCTGAGCTAAAATTATTCGAGCATCAAATAACATTAAAATTTGCTCTAATATATCGTAAAAACTAAACGCTTCTAATTGCCCATTTGATAAAGTATTGCAAAATGCTTTTGGATATACAGTAGTTTGGTCTAAGGGGTCAACATTAGTACTCCAATGAGTACCACTTGTAACCATGTTGTATTCATAGAAATTAACTGAACTACCATAAAATTGAGTGCCTGCCGATACCCTAGAATAAAAAGGAGTTCTTTTTAAACATTCGTATAAATACCAATTTAATGTTTGTGGAGTGTAACTAAGTGCATTAGTTGGATCTGCTAATTCTGTAAATCTAAAGTCTTTTAAACGTGCTAAACCATCGGTAAATTTAAGTTCGTAAGTGTAAGGATAAGCAGCATCTTCACGTTGGTTTAAATCATGCAATAATACACCAATCCAATATAATTCATATAGGTTTGTTGATGTGTTCCATTTGTACAAATGACAATAGAATCTTTCTTCTTTTGCTAATTGAACTTGATTAAATAACCAATTTTCTAAAGTTGAATTGTCAACTATAATAGGAACACTTAAACTACTACCTTTTATTGAAGCATATCGCTTGTCATTTTGACTTTCATAGTTTAATATTGGTGGGCTTGATGTTGCTATTTCAGTACTTGGACCAGTAATGTAATCTGTATCCCAAATCTCTACTTTCCATTTCTCATTAAACTTAGTAGATTGAACATAAGTTATATATTTTGGATTGCTCATTATCTTACTCTGCCCCTTTCATAACCGCTTCTATTTACTGATACTAAAAGATTATTTCCTCTAATTTCGCCACCAACTTGCAATACTCCAAAATTGCTATTCATACCGCCATTTCCAAATGTACCTGCATTGATACTTCCACCGCCACCACCGCCACCACCTGAACTTACACCACCACTAGCACCACCTGCACCTAATACCCCTGCTGCTATATTTAAGCCTATACCTGCTGCTGTTGCTGCTGCTGCATGACCATACGCTTGTATTGCTATATAACCTGCTGCCATTGCATACATAGTCATTGCCATTGAATTACATACATCTGCTAACATTTGTTTAAGCATTTTACCACCATCAACCTCATCACCACCTAATGCCTTGCCTAATGAATTTCCAAAATTTTGAAGTGCAGGAACTATCATTCCTTTTAGTGTTTCACCTAGCATTTTTACACCATCATTCAAAACTACCATTCTCTGTCCTGCCTTTTCAATGTCATTCAATCCTTTTGCTACAAATGTAAAAGTAACTGTTTGAGGTATGTTTAATTTTGCTGCTTCTAAATTTTTTATTATCCCCTGCCTTAATTCATCATTGCTTTGAGCACCAAATGATACTCCAGTTGCTTTTTTTCTTTGAATTAAATAAATGCCTTGATCCGTTCCACCTCTTGCACCCATCTCTCTATTCATTTTCTGAATTTCTTCTACGTGCTTTTTGTGCTCATCTTGTATTTGTTTATTGTTTTTCTTTAAATCATTTAAAATTCCTTTTTCAATTTCATTTTGTTTGTTTTTATAAATTTCAGTTAATGATTTTAATGTGTCTCTATAACGCATTTGGTCAAATATATTTTTTTGACTTTCCAAATACGTTTTACGATTATCCTCTACTGCAATTTCATAATCTTGTTTTGCCTTTTCTCTTTCTAATGTACCTTTATCTCCAGTTGCCTCTGCTTGTAATAATGCTAATGCCCTTTGTTTTGTAACACTATCTTGAATTGCTGTATTTAAACTTGCTTGCGCCCTTGCTGCTTCATTAGTCAAACGAATATAATCTTCTTGCGCTTTTTTAGTATCACCCATCGTTTGAATGGATAAGGCTACTAAAGCACCTATAATTAATGTTAATCCTGCAGTTGCTATTGCTGTTGTTGCTCCTATTGAACTTATTGCAGGTAAAACTTCCAAAGTAATAACTGTTTTTAAAACCATAAAAGAATCGCCCGCTTCTTTTAATGATTGTAAACCTTGAGTTAATGCCATTGCTCCTTGCAATTTTACCATTGTTTCTTGCAATGCCTTACTATCACTTCCAAATAATGCTGCTGCCCCTTGCGCTGCACTAAATGCACCTGCCAATGACTGCATTACTCCAACTGTTGCACTTAATACTGGAGCATCACTCGAGAATGCTTTTATAGTATTATTGGTTAAATCTAATCTATCTTTTAACTGACCTGCTGTTTGCGCTGCTACTCTAAACCTGTCTGATGTTTCACCAAATTGTATTGCTGCCTCTCTAGCCTCTCTCGCTGCTGCCCTATATGCTGATTGTAAATTCTCGCCTGCCCTCTTTGAACTTGATGACATCTTATCGGATGACTGAACAACTGCATCACCCATTTGCTGACCTGCATTCTTTACGATTGCGGCTGCATTATCCATGTCCTTTTTAAGTCCTGATGTATTTGCTCCTAATCCTATGCTAAGTATTTTGTCAGCCATTATCTAAGTTCCACTTTTGTTTAAGTTCTTCAATCTTTTCTTTTGTCAATCCGCTTGATTCATCTTTGGTTTCCCATTCAAATTTAATCAAATCTTGGGCTTTTAAAGGTTTTGTTACATGACAATTTACAAGCCATGTTGTTTGCCACCTTATGCGCTCCCATTCGTTTTGGTCTTTAAATTTTAACTGCTCTAAATATTTGTGATTTATTGCATAAAATTCGCAAGGTTGTATTATCCAAAATTCAACTGCACTCATGCCTATCTGACCTAATGCAGTTGAATAATGGTCTAATATTAAATCAAAGTTGGGGGCTACTTCGCCCCCTTGTCGTTTTTTGGCGCAAAAGCATTTGTTAATGACTTGTTCATCTCCATTGATACCTCATAAAAGGCTGATAAATTTTGATTGAAGTAGTCTTCACATTCTTTCACGCTGATTGGCATTTCTGTAAGGTTAGAATCCTTAATAATTGCCCCACCAAAAATACCACTCGCCAAATAAATAGGTGCATTCTCTAACGCATCTAAGTTGCCAATGTCGAATATCTTAGTATTCGTTAATTCTTGGATTTTTTTTAATGCAGTGTAGTTAAAAACTACATCAAACTTTGCTTCTTTTATTGTTACTTTCATATTGCTTTTTAATTTTGTTGGTATGGCAAAGGCAATAGCTTAAAAAGCTAAAAGCCAATGCCAATGCCACCCAGTTAGTTAGTTGATTTAGTTATTGCTCCAGTGCCTTCAAATGATACAGTATAAGTAGCTGTATCTTCAACAGGTGCGCCTTGTTTAATTGATTTGATGAATGCCGAACCTTCATAGTACACATCTCCACTCACTGAACTACCTACTCTTACAGTTACTGAAGAACCAGTATTCCAAGCATCATACAAATCAACAAAGAATTGATAAGTGCTACCAGTCTTTTCTTCATAAAATCCATTCGCTGAAAAGTTGAATGATTTTTTATAAACTAAAATCTCTCTCCATCCTGCGCTTTGTTTTGTTGTTACATCTTTTACTTCACGTTCTAAATTAAAGTCATTTGAAGTTAATCGGGCTATTACTTTGGTTGCTACCTTAATTGTAATATCCGTACCGTTTACCATTCCTGTTGTTGCCATGTTCTTATATTATTATATCGTTGTTTTACTTAAATCTGCTGTACCTTCAATTGAGCAAGTAAAAGTTGATGTATCTTCTACTGGGTCTGTATGCTTTAAACTCTTTATATATCCATATCCTGAATATTGCTTGTTGCCATCTACTTGGTCTGAAATTAACATAGTAATTTTAGTACCATTATTTTGCAAATCATAAAGTTCATCAAATGTATAGCCGCTTCTTGTATATGGTAATGCTGTTTGACCTATATTTACCATAATATTTGATACTGTTGCACTTGTTGCAGTTCCTTTGTATATTTTAACGGTTACATCATTACTATCATTAGATAACAATGTCACTGAATACCTTGTTAATGTTCCGCTAAGTGTTATTGTTTGTAATGAATTATAATCTAAATTATCAACTCTAATTACCATCGTTCCACTACCTTTAGCATATAGTGAGAATGTAACATAATCATCAATTTGAACATAGTCTATTGATTGTGTTATTTCTGCACTTGTAAAGGTAATTAAATCCGCTGTTTTTCTACCAAAAGCATCAACCGCACTATTACTTGTTATTGTGTTTGTTCCTTTATTCCAATTAGTCGCATTTGCTAAATTTTCACTTGACCTTACCAAGTTAACTCCCACACCTTTTATAAATCCATTTGCAGAACCATTGAAACTTTTCTTCATTGGTTTGCATTCTCTCCACCCTGCGCTATCTTTACTTGTAATGTCTTTTACATCAACCTCGCAGTTAAAATCGTTTGAAGTTAATGCTGCTATTGGGTCATTGTCTATTAATAAAAGTATATCCGTTCCGTTTGTCATGTTCTTAATTTTTTATTCTTAAAATATAATCTTGTTGCCATCCATAAATGCCATCCAAATCAACATTATCATTGTACATTTCGCCTTCATTGTCAAACACTATTGATTGCACATTAACACCGCCATAAGTACCTGATGTCTTTCGTTCTAATGCTGTTCTTATTGCATCTGCTACATTGCTTAGTGTATCGTAATCAGTATGTAATATATTAACCTGCATTCTTATAACATCTAGTTTACTTGGTCCATCTTTATCAATCGTTGGTACTAAACTAACTTGCTCATAAACTACATATGGAAATTGAGCTAAATTATTCGCTTTTAAGGGCGATATTCTAGTACTTACATAGCTTGTTACTGCCGATGTATTAGTTAAAATATTATATATTGCTTTACCTGCCTTCACTAAATACTCCAGTCTTTTTACCTGCTTCTATTATTACTTTTTCGTACCCTTTTTTTAACTTTTCAAGCAATGAGTTCTTCATCTTATCATAAGTAGGTCTAATGAATGGATGCGCTGTCATTCTACCTTTAAACCCTTGCTTAACACCTGCCTTTGCTAAATTAGCAGCTACATACTTACTTCTACTTCCCACATACCTATCAACTGTTCCATACTCTACTAAATGTGCATGATTACCTCCTTCAAACATACTTTTTTTACTCGAATATTTAGGACCTACCCATAAGAAATTTGCATTTTTCTTGCTCTTAAACGATTCTATGCTATCTCTTAAATTCCCTTTGTCTACTGGAACTGCCGACCTTAAAGCTATTATTAAATCATTTGCTACTGATTGATTAACTTTTGCTATATCTTGAAAGTTCTGCTCATTAGACAATAGTTTGATTCCATTAACAATATCATCAATCCCATCAATGCTACAATTCATTGATATTCCATTTGGATTATTTGTATTTCTTGTTAATGTACTCATTATTTCAATACTTCACCAACTATTCTAACTGCATTTCTTCTACCATATTCAGGTGCTTCAAAAAATGTTACAATTGAATATTCAAGTCCTTCATATTGAAAGTGCCATTCGTTTGTAACATTTGTTACATCGTTAAATCGCACATCAATAGTCAATTTATCATCTACGTTTCTTTTACCTTCAATGAACTGTTCTGTATTCGCTCTAGTATTAACATAGCACCAAATTGTACCCACCTCTGTATAAGTATATGAGGTTGCACCACTTGATGTACTTTGAGTTGCTACTGGGCTAAACAAAGTTATTTGATTGTCAAATTTACCGCTAATTATATCCACTTAATATATGCAAAGAATATTGGTTGCTGTTGTATTTGTGCTAAATACTTTTTTCACATCATAAGGAAATGGACCTACTGGAACATTCTTGAATAATTGTGCGCCTCTACTTGCTGCGGTTGCTGTATCTGTATCAGGATGACTTGACATTAAAACATTAACATCTCCACTTACACCAATATACAATGAACCGCCTACTCTTTGAGTTGTTCTTTTAAATATCCTATCAACTGATGGGGCTGTTGTTGCTGATCCAGTTAAATCAACCGCTGAACCGCCTAAACTTAAAGATACTTGGAAGGTATTTGTTGCACTACCTACTATGAAATAATTATCAGTAGTTGTGATACCAGTAACTGTTCCTAAACTTGTAAAAATTACTATGTCACCATCACTATAACCATGTGCATTTAATGTAAATGTATCGGTGGCTAATGTTACGCTTGTAATTACTTTTTCAGGTTCAGTTACTTGTAATGGTAAACTATCTGTTATATAAGCGGTATTGCTTGCTGTTACTGCGACTGCGTTTGTTCCTATTAAATTTCTCATATACTTATTGTTCTATTATATCTGTTATGGTCGATGTCTAAAAGTGTATAAACTCCAAATGGCAATTCTATTGCATTTTGTGTGCTTACTTGATTCCTATTGTCATACAAACTTGTAATGATTAAATACATTGCTTGTTTATAGTTTGAAGGTACATTAGCTGCGCTTGTATAGCCTGCTACAAACCTAATTTTAAAAGCATTTAAGCTATCTTTCATAGTTGGCACTTCACTAAGTCTAATTCTACAAACTGGGCTTATTAAATCAACTTCATAAGTGCTTGAATTAATAGTTTGTTCAGTTCCATTTGCATCAATATACTTAATACTTGTAATTGATTGGATTGGAAACTTATTTAAACTAATATCCACTATCTGCACATCTTGTTTGTCAAAATTAGCTTGTAATGTTTGTGTCATTAGTGGTCTCCATGTGAAACCTTCTACCCACTTACGAGCAGCGGTTATCAAAGATGTTATTAAGGCATCTTCTAAGCTATTTGTAACCCTTAAATTTAGCTTTGCTTCCGCTAATGTTATTGGCTCGCTTGATGGTTCTGTTATGACTGAATATGATTGCACTATTTTACTGCTTTTTCTGTTTTAGATTCTTTTACTGCCTTTTCAATTTTAGGCTTCGATTCTTCAATTAATTCTGCTATGCCTAATTGAATTAATTCATCTGCTTGGCTTGCTTCAAATTCGCCATATTCACCTTGAGAATAACCTAATCCAAAACCCATTGGACTAGATAGAAATTTTATTTTTTTCATTGCTTTTATTTTTAGCAATAATGAGGGGAGTCGAACCCCTCATTATTTGACATTGTTAAAATTAACCAGTAATCAAATCCAATGTTTTCACTATTGTACCTGCACGCTTGATGGTAGTATCCCAATAAGTGTTACAGATTATTCTTGTTTGTCCTTCTGCTGCTGCTGTGTAAGGGTCAATTACGATATCCAAACCGCCCCACTGACATACTTTTAAGTTACTGAAATCACCTGCAATAACTGCAGAACAATTAGAACTTGAAGTACCTTTTGTTAAGTTATTTGGAAGGTTTGAAGTTACTAAATAAGGAATGTTATTGATAAATCCAGTTGCTCCATTGAAATATGAACCATAAGGAATTAACATAGCACCTGAACCAGTATCTACTGGAGTTGCCATCAATAATGCTTCTGTATTCGGATTGATTAACCAAAATATTTTGCTTGCATCTACGTTGCCATTCAACAATGTTTTTCTCATGTTCTGAATGTAAGTTAAAGATGGTGCGCCACCATTAGTACCTAAAGCTAAAGTAGCTGCGGTTGCATTTGCGGTGATACCAGTCATTGCATTTGATGTACCTGTACCTGTCAACACTTTTCCTTCAACATAAGGATATAAAGCATTTTGTAATGATTGCAATAATTTTGCATCCATTGTAGGGTCTTGAATCATCAATTGATTTGATAATAAGATTTTACCTGCAATTCTCTTAGGTGAAACCGAACGATTTACAGTTACTGCATCTGCATCGGCTGCGGTTGCGTTTTCTGCTGCATCGGCAAAAGTCCATCCAGTTGAGAATCCAGTGTAATCAACATTAGGAACCATACCCATTTCCCATTCTGCACCTACTTTGTCTAATACTCTGTTTGCTCTTAACACATCAAAGAAGCCCATCTTATCAGTTTGGATAAAGTTTCCACCTGCACTTGATGAACCTGCACTCATTGCACGTTTTTGGATTGCATTTAATGCTTTTAAGTTAATGTAATGACCATTACTTGATGCACCTAATGAACGAGCTTCTGTAACACCTTCATCTAAAATCTCACGCTCTAAACCAGTGATAGGCTCATTACGATTGATTGAGTTGAAGAATTTTGTCATTGAGAAATTACTCATTTCTCTTTCTTCTGCATTCATACCATCATTTGACTTTTTGCCTTCAACGCTTTTCTTTGCAAATTTTTCACGCAATTCAGCATCTTTGATTTGATTTTCAAAAGCTTCAACTTCTGTTTGGATGTTTCTAAGAATGGTAGTTTCATCTGCTGATAACTCACGTTTTTCAGTTTCTGCTTTATTTACCAAATCAACACCTTCTGTTCTTTTTAGAGACTGTAATTGTCTCAATTCTACACTTGTTTTCATGTTGTTTATTTTATATTAAGTTAAATTTATGCTTATTAATTAGATAGTAATTTGAATTAATATCCGTTGGTCTTACTTGCTTTTTTCTTAGTTCAATATTACGCTTGCACGCTTCTATTTCGGTTTCTTCATATGCAGGATTAACCACTGGACCTACATCGTATAATTTACCAATTTTAGTAATAGTTCTTATGCACGTTCCATCCTCAAAATCTTCAACCATTTGCTCATTAACTGTAAAAGCAAATGAACATCCTCTAATATTTTGAAGTTTTACATTTTCTAAAACATCATTTCCAATAGTTGTATTAGGTGCTTCAAATTCGAAGTATAATCCTTTTTCATCTACTGATAATTTTAATGTACCTTCACCATCTTTTGAACGTGCTAATAAGTATTCAGATTCATGATTAAATAAAGCTACTACATCGCTCATATCACACTCACTAAATGCACCTTCAGCAATAGTTTCTTTATAACCATCCCACATTTCGTAAAATGAATTAAAAACAGCGCTATAACCTTTTATAGTTCTACCTTCTTCACTTACTATGTTGCTTTCTCTTATGTTAAATCTTCTTTCCATTATTGTTGCTGCCCTCCGATTGGCTCTGATTGTGTTAATTGTAAATTCTTTTCTGCTTGACCTTTCCAAAATTCAATAGCTTCGTTTGCAGGTATCATGTTACTTGGTACATAATTTATATTACTTGCCTCGTTATCTATTGTATTTTCTCCCCACATCTTTCTGACTTCATTTGGTGTTATACCACCGCTTGTAAACATTGTTCTTGTTTTACGTTCCATCGCTGCACTATCACCTCTATAATATACTTGGGTGTCAAAATACCCATCTAATGTTTCACGCTCGTTTATTGCAAATAGTTTCTTATCTGCTTCTTGCTCAAACCTAACTATCCAAGGCATCAAAGTATCTGTTAAATACTTAATATCTGTTTGTTCTAATGAACTATTATTTGTATCTGATAAATCCGATAATTTACTTAATGGCATTCTAAACCATCGTGCAATTTCGCCTCTTATTAAATTTTCAGTTTCTATAAATTGAGATTTTTGAGGATCATAATTCATCTGCTCGAATTTCATCCCACTTGGACCGCCACCTATACCACCTTTCGAGAATGAATTGAGAAACATATTAATATACGTTTGCAGTTTCTTTTCATCATTTACACCCTCGAAAGTTAGCAAGCCACTCATAGCTGCACCTTCTTTAAAATAATTGCTTGAATAGTCTTGAATTGCTAATGCTTTGCCTAATGATTGTAGTTGAAATCCTAAAACAGATTGCCCCACCATTGTATTACCTGCACCTTTGATATGAAATACTTCTTCGCTTGAATAAATACCTGCTAATTTTAATGGCTCATAGTTTATAGTGTACCATAAATTTTTAGTATCAGTATCGTATTGAGGATATACGAAATTAGAATCTACATAATGAATTTCTTCTACAAATCCGCTTGAATTTCTTACTATATAACCATAACCATTGCCTCTACCGATTGCATCTTTTAAAATAGAGTATTTTATATCAAAAGGAATTGCATATCCATTAGGTTTTTTGTTTAGTAATTGATAAGCATTATTCTTTGTTATTCTTGTTTTGTTACCATTAGATTCAGTTTTGATAACTACATAAGGTAATTTACTAATGTCTTCGCAAATGTTACGAATACAAGCATAATAAGTAGCTAATTGATTTACTGACCTCTCATTAACAACTTCACCACTTTTTGCATAGCCACTAAAAAAATTAGCTTGAGGCATTCCATTAATACCAGTTGCAGGCATTAAATTTGTAGGTGTTTTCTTCCTAAAATTAATTATTGGTAAATACTTTGTAAAAAAGTTAGCCATATACGCTACAAAATTGCAGTATATTTAATTAACTCAAGTTAACTATTTAATATAGCCCAAAAAACTTTGATTTTGAAGCCTTAAAGGAATTGTAAGACTTGTATTTGTACTGTCTATACTTGCTGTAATACTCGCTTTCAAGATGATTATAGGCTTCCTCTCCATTTTTAAAGTATGGTAAAAGGTTAAAGAATCGGCTAAAATAGCCTTTGATTTGAGTTAAATCGTGTTTGTTTTCAGGTATTACACTCATATTATCTTACTTTTATAAAGAAATATTCCTTTTCAATTGGTTTCTCGACTTGTGATTGCATATAAGCAGCTATTGCCATTACATTAGCTATCGGTCCATCCACTTTATTATCATTGTTTGATTTGTCAATCTTCATGTTGCCTGCTGCATCTCTTAATATTAATATGTTGCCCATCATCCACCGCATTACTGGATTGAAACCATGATTTAATTCTTTGTTTAGTATCATTCTCTCAAATTCGCTTGTAGGTGCGCCCATACTCATAAAACCTTGTCCAAATGGTGTCATCTCAATCCCATCTTGAGTTAATTCGGTTACTAATGTGGTGGCAAATGCCCTATCATAGTTTATAAACTTGATTCTAAAATTCTCATTACAGAAATTAATTGCATTTCTTATAAGTTGATGGTCTATAACATTGCCATCTGTCAAGTTAATTAATCCATTTTCTGACCATTCAAGTAGGTTTGAATAGTTTCTCTTATGTCGTTCTTTTGCTGTTAATTCTGGAAGCCAAAAATAGTACAAACATTTAAAGTCCTTTTCATCATTAATCGGTGGAAATAACAAACACAGTGAACTAAAATCTTGCGATTTACTTAAATCTAATCCACCATAACAATCTCGACCTATTAAATCTTGAGCATCAAAGTGAGTACCACATAACATATAGTTTTCATCACTTATCCATGTGGTTACTGTGTCGGTCCATACGTTCAAATACTTGGTTTTAAAATTAATTTCTTTTGTTCCACTTGCAAGTGCATCTATTAATTCAGATTGTAAGAATGATTTTTTAACTGATACACCTAAATTTGGATTTGCTTTTGCCCATGTTTTAGGGTCTTTCCAATCATCACCTTCATCTATTGTGAAAATTATAGTAAAGTACCTATCATTTTGTATTTTGTTTTCTAAAATGTCAATACAATATTTTCTTTCTCTAAAACATGGAGAGTTCTTATTAAATCCTGCGGTTGTAATTACATATAATAATGGATCTTGAGTTGCACCCATACCCGATATTATTACATTGTATATGTCATCTGTTTTATGTGCGTGAAATTCATCTATAATAGCTATACTTGGTTTTAATCCATCTAAGTTATTAGAATCACTTGCAAGTGCCTTCATGTTATTAGTATCATAGCCTTCAGAAATATTAAACATCTCATATTGTGTTATTCTTACTATACCTTCATCTCTTTCTGTTAGCCATGAGTTTCTAGCCATTTGTTTAGCTGCATTATAACAGATATTTGCTTGGTCTTTTGTGGTGGCTGCTACATAGATATGCGCATCTTTCTTTTCATCATCCGCTAATCCTAACAATCCAATGGCTGCTAACTTTGCTGTCTTACCATTCTTTCGTGGTACTTCTTCGTATGCTTTAATGAATCTTCGCTCACCATTATTATAATAGAAACCAAACACATTTACTAAACAAAACTTTTGCCATGCTTCTAAAATAAATTGTGTTCCATCAACATGATTAATACTTTGAATAAAATTAATTGCAAAGTTTGCTTTCTCCCAATCTAAATAAATATCCTTTCGCTTTAAATCTTTATTAAATCGTTTGACAGCTAACTTAACATACTTGCAGGATATGATAGTATCATTTAAGACATCTTTGCAATAGTTTTGTATTTCGTTTTGTAATATCAATTTTGCGCTTTTTCTATTTTAATGGTAGTTTGGTTTTTATTTCCCCTTAGCAATTTTGAATAAATATTTTATGTGAATGGTTTTAACCTATCTTACTTTCTTGTTTCAATGCTGCTAATTTTGTAATCTTAGCTTTTGCACCGCTCTTTATTTTAGTTTTAGGAGTTAATCCTATCTGCATTGCTGCTTTCATCATTGAATTGAAATAACCTTGTTGCAATCCGAATAAAGGATTTGGGATTGGTGTTCCATTGCCTGCATAGGTTATTAAACCTTCTTGCTGAAGTCTTATTTCGGCTGATACCCAGTTCCCATAATTAGAACAGTAAGTAATCATTACCCACTTTTCTGCATCACTTAATTTGCCTGATTTTATAAATTCATCATGCTTTTCAATCCATTCAATTTTACCATACTGGTTGTTTTCTAAAATGCTTGGAATCTCTATGTTTTTATCTGTTTTTTTGCTCATTTTTGCTATATAATTGATTTTGACCCACCTATACCACCCTAATATATATGAAAAGAAGGAAACAATGGTTACAAAGTAGCCACATATTTAAACTTTTTACCCCATACCCCCTAAATCTCGAGGCATTAACTCCTTTATATCATTCTCCCAGATGTTATCTATCATCTCATAGATGAAGTCTCTTTGACTATCCATGTATTGGTCTTTAATGTTAGCTTCTATAAATGTATTCTCTACGTTCTTGATGAAGTAGTTTAACTTAGGTAGTGATTGTCTTATTGCTTCCTTCATCATGCCATCACTTATTAGGTGTTTATCACTCCATACATAATTTAGGTGTTCGGTTGCTGCCTTAGCTAACCAATATGCTGATAGTATATTCTTTGCTTGATTGTCTATTCTGTTTGCTTTCATTTGTATCTTGATTGTACTTCTTGTCCTCGCTTGATGTCATCACACTCTTTGCATAACCCTTGCAGGTTTGTCTTATCAAGTGGACTGCCTTTATAGTCTTGTACCGGTATTATATGGTCAATTACTTTTGTTAGTGTTACTAATCCTTTTGCCTTACAACTTACACATATAGGCTGCTCTTTTATTATATCTAATCTTAGGCTTCGCCACTCCTTTGAGTGATAGTTAAAGGTATTCTTCCCATAACTTGACCAACTACTATTCCTTTCGGGTATGTGTTGCCATACTTTTCTTTTTGGTTTGGGTGCTATTGGCATATCTTTAGATAGTTAATTAGTTCTTGTTCTATCTGCTCATAGTTAGTTAGACAATATGCTGATGTGTTATTTGTATTTAGTCTGCATGGTTTAACCCCATGAATAAAACATGGACCTAATGAACACATGATGACATCAATAGAATGTGTGTGTGTATAGTTCTTTGTTCTACTCGCTGCAGTAAATGCACCATACAAACCTAATGCACTCAATCCAAATCCTTCACGAATATGAATAGCAGATGTATCTACACTAATTACAAACTTGTATGTGCTTAATGCTGCAATATATTCTTTGGTAGTCCAATTCATTTTGTGCGCTATATCTATACCTTTAAAGTATTTAACAGCTATTTGTTTAAGTGCTTCACCATCTCCAGTTCTATTAATTGTTGAAGATTCGCTAACTATTAGGCATCTATCTATTACTTCATTGAATGGTCTTATTAGTTGCGGTCTACCTTCTATTAATTCTCTACCTATGGACATGCTAAATATCTCATACCAATTATCTTTACTACCTAATTCGATTTCATCCTCGCCTTGCATGATACCTATTTTGTTAAGTTTTAAAACAAACTCACTATAACTATTAGCGGTGAATATCGGATCATCAAAGTGTTTAGGTATTGGTTTATTCTTAAACAAATCTAATATTGGCAAATACTTCTTTTGAGTTAAGAATATTGTCTTAGGTGCAATACCACATAGAATACTCATTGCTACTATATCACCAATGCCACCGCTACGAACCAATAATAAATACTCATGATTAGAATACTTAGGTAGGTCTTTAGTATTAATTATGTTCACACTATTAACTGGGAGTTTAGATAGATTAGTTTCATCCATCCAATATACTCCATGCTTTTTTAATTGTGCTACATTCTGCCTAAATTGAACTAAAAAGTAATTCATTCATCAGGATTTAGCAGTGCAAATATTTCATCTTCTCGTTCCATGCTGCAAAGTTAGTTATAATTTTTCAATTTCTTTTTTTACTTCATTCCAAAAGTTGTTATTGCCTTTTTCAGTTTGCATAATCCAAACATTGTTTTGTTCAATTATATACTCTAAGGCTGCTAATGCACATCTTTTAGCATCTTTTTTAATGCGATTGTTTCGGTACTTATCGTTAGGTGGATACCATTTTAAATCTGAAACAAAATCATACTCTAAAATTATTGTGTATTTTAGAATCATTGCGGCTGCTTTTTCTTT